ACATTGTTTAGTCAAGCCAAAAAGGGAAACACAGCCGCGGCAATCTTTTGGCTAAAGACACGGGCAAGATGGAAGGAAACAAGCACCCATGAAGTAACAGGCGCAAACACGGGGCCATTGCTTATTTCTTGGGCAGATGAATAAGATAAAGCTGGTATACCGTCCAAGGGGTATATTTAAAGACTTTCACGAAAGAAAACAACGCTGGGCAATCATCATAGCCCATCGTAGAGCGGGGAAAACGGTCCTTTGTATCAATGATTTGATATGTCGCGCCCTACTAGAGAACAAACCTAATGGCCGTTACTTTTACTTAGCCCCTCTGTACAGTCAGGCTAAAAGCATTGCATGGGACTATTTAATCCGTTTTACAGCCCCTGTAGCCGTTAAAGCAAACCAGTCGGAGTTATGGGTAGAACTTATAAACGGAGCGCGTATTCGCCTGTTTGGGGCCGATGCGCCCGATTCTTTGAGGGGCCAATATTGCGATGGGGCAGTTTTGGACGAATTTGCCGATATGAAGCCCCGAGTTTGGGGTGAAATTTTAAGGCCGTTATTGGCTGACAGGGGCGGTTGGGCCGTCTTTATTGGGACGCCAAAGGGACATAACGCCTTTTGGGAGATTTATCAGAAAGCAACGCTGGACGATGATTGGTATGTAAAAACACTTAGGGCCAGTCAAACAGGATTGTTGCCTGACGCTGAATTGATGGATGCCAAGAAAATAATGTCCCAAGCGCAATATCAACAAGAGTTCGAATGCGACTTTGAATCAGAAATTCAAGGGGCCATATACGGTAAAGAGATGAGAATGCTAACCGACATTGGCAGAATCACAACTGTAGAGTATGACGACAACTTCCCCGTAATGACTGCATGGGACCTTGGTTATTCAGACGATACGGCCCTGTGGTGGTTCCAAGTTATTCATGGAGAGATTCGCGTTATTGAATACCACTCAAGCAATGGCAATCCAGTAGCGTATTACACCGGATTAATTAACTCAAAACCATATCGATATGGCACACATTGGCTACCTCATGACGCAAGAGCAAAAACTTTAGCAAGCGGCGGAAAGTCTATAATTGAGCAAATTTCTTACAAAATTCCGTTAGAATCACTTAAAATAGTACCAAATTTGTCACTTCAAGACGGAATTCAAGCGGGACGGGTAGCTTTAAGCAGGGCTTGGTTTGATGCAGAAAAATGCTCAGACGGAATTGAATGCTTAAGACAATATCAGCGCGAGTTCGATGAGGACAAGAAGGTATTTAGGGACAAGCCAAGGCACGATTGGACCAGTCACGGCGCGGACGCATGGAGAATGCTGTCAATAGCGTGGCGTGAGGAAGAACATAAGCCGGCAAATCCTTACGATATGCGCGGTGTAACTGTTGGTAGCAACGATGTAACAATGAATGAAATGTGGGCTAGTACCCCAAAACCTTCAAAGGGTAGAATATGAACGAAGAAATGCAGGGTTCTGAGTATCTAGGGACTGAATTCGAAACCGAATACGAAGATTGGTATAACACCATCTCGGCCTACGATAAATCCTTTAAGAAGTGGGAAGGCCGCGCAAGCAAGATTGTTGACAGATACCGCGATTCTAGCCGCCAACAAAACAACCCTGAAGCACGATTCAATATTCTTTGGTCCAATGTTCAGACCATTACACCAGCAATCTTCGCAAGACTACCAAGACCGGATGTAAGCCGCCGGTTTCGTGATAACGACCCTATAGGCCGAGTGGCATCAATGATGCTAGAACGCGCACTAGAGTTTGAATTAGAACACTACGGCGACTATAAGTCAGCCATGAAGTCAGCAGTCTTTGACCGCCTTATTGGTGGTCGCGGCACTGCTTGGATTCGTTACGAACCGCATATCACCAAGACTGGCATTGAAGATGACGGCCCGCAGATTACTGAGGATGTCGAGGACGATGAAGGCATGGACCAAGATATGTCCGGTGCCGCTGGATTGCCTGAAGATGCATACGAAGAAGAAATTGAATACGAATGTGCGCCAATTGACTATGTTCATTGGCGTGACTACGGCCACTCCGTAGCCCGTACATTTGAAGAAGTTACTTGCATATGGCGTAAGGTTTACATGAACCGTAACGCCCTTGTAGAACGCTTTGGTGAAGATTTAGGCTGGAAGATTCCATTAGACACCAAGCCACAAGACAGCAAGTCCTACACAGCAAACACAGAAATGCCGTATCAGGCTTGTGTTTACGAGATTTGGGACAAGGAAACTAAGAAAGTTATATGGCTATCCAAGTCTTTAGGCGAAATCCTTGATGAACGGGACGACCCGCTAGAGTTAGAGAACTTTTGGCCATGTCCCAAGCCGCTTTATTCCACACTCACAACCGAGAACCTTGAGCCAATCCCTGACTTTACGATGTATCAGGACCAAGCACGGGAATTGGACGAACTGACAAACCGTATCGATGGACTGATTCATGCATTAAAAGTTCGCGGCGTTTACGATGCATCCGAATCATCACTCCAGCGTTTATTCTCTGAAGGCGAAAACAACACTCTTATCCCAGTGAAGAACTGGCAAGCATTTGCTGAAAAGCAAGGCATGAAGGGCGCGTTGGAATTGGTGGATATTGCCCCATTTGCGTCAGCATTAATGAATTGCTATCAAGCGATGGAGCAAGTTAAGGGTCAGATTTACGAAATTATGGGTATTGCCGACATTCAGCGCGGCCAGTCAGACCCTAACGAAACTCTTGGCGCACAGATTATCAAGTCCAACAACGCATCCGGTCGTCTTAAGACCATGCAACACGATGTGGTGGACTTCGCAACCAAGCTATTACAGTTAAAAGCAGAGATTATCTGCCGTCACTTCCAACCTGAAACAATCCTTCAAATTAGCGGTGCAAGCCAACTGTCAGACGCAGATAAGCAACTGATACCACAGGCCTTAGAACTATTAAAGCAAGACCCAGCTAAAAACTTCCGCATTGAAGTAACTAGCGATTCCATGATTTTCCAAGATGAGCAACAGGAGAAGCAGGACCGAGTAGAGTTTTTATCAGCAGTAAGCCAATTTATTCAAACAGCCCTGCCAGTAGCGCAAGGAGTGCCTGAATTGACCCCATTGTTGATGGAGATGCTTAAGTTTGGCGTAACCGCATTTAAGGCAGGCAAACAGATGGAAGGTTTGATTGACGAAACAGCCGATAAGTTCCGCGAAGCCGCTAGAGCCGCAGAAGGCAAACCAAAACCACCTCCACCTAAAGTCCAAGAAATGCAAGCCGCCGCACAAGCTAAGATGCAAGAGATTCAGGCAAAAGCACAAGCCGACCTACAACTTAAGCAAGCTGATGTCGAAGTCGAGAAGATGAAGCAAGAGTTCCAATCACAGGAAACTCAGCTACGCATGCAGATGGAGCAACAACGCGACCAAGCAGAGTTTGAAATGCAAGCAAGAATTAAAGAGCATGAGATGGAACTGCAAACGCAAAAAGATATTCTCAAGACTTACCTTGATAATGCTACTAAAATTGAAACAGCGCGTATTAGTGCTGGATTGGACGCGGGCGATTTGGCCTACGCTGATGCAGTACATCAAGCCGGAATCATACAAGACCAAATGGGGTATAGCGATATGAAGAATCATCCATTACAGCCAGCGATTGAAAACATGAACCTGACTAACCAGCAAATGACACAAATGCTGGCCGCGTTGATGGAAAAGCTAAATCAACCTAAGACAGTATTGCGCGACCAAAACGGTAAGATTGTTGGCGTACAGTAATGGCTTCAAACTTAAACTACAGCAACGGCACTAGGAACGCCCAGCAAAATGGCTTAATTGCCTATGCTGGGGCCGATGCCATCATGTTTATTTATTCGGGCGCGCAACCAGCAACCGCAAACACAGCCATATCAGGTCAAACCGTACTATGTCAAATGACGATTGGCGGGGCCTTTGGTACGGATAGCAACGGTACTTTGACAATTACGACCCCAATATCAGGGACCGCAGTAGCAAGCGGCACAGCTTCATTTTTTAGAATCACAAAGTCCAATGGCGCAACAGTCGTCATGGATGGTTCAATCGGTACAACGGACGCAGATTTGATACTTGATACGACTACTATCAACAATACGCAGACGGTTACTATTTCTTCAGGCACGATTATCAGGAATAATATCTAATGGCTATCACCGTCAAACACCCCTTTGTCAGTACCGTACCTGATGCTACGGATACATCAATCGTCCGCCCTTCTAACTGGAATGCAGACCATACCGTAACTGGACTTGGCACCGCCGCAGAATTAAACGCAGGCGTAGCGAATGGCGTAGCAACTTTAGACGGTAGCGGAACCGTACCAATCAGTCAATTACCGGCCGCCGTATTGGGCGCGTTGAGTTATCAAGGCACATGGAACGCATCAACAAACACACCTACTCTTACAAGCTCAGTTGGTACTAAGGGTTACTACTATGTGGTTAATGTTGCCGGAAGTACAGACCTTAACGGAATTACCGATTGGAAAGTCGGCGATTGGGCCGTTTACAACGGAACAGCATGGCAAAAGATAGACAATACTGACGCAGTAACAAGCGTAAACGGCTACACAGGCACAGTCGTTTTAACTACTACGGATGTTGCTGAAGGCACAAATCAATATTTCACAACGGCTAGGGCTAGAACTTCTGTAAGTGCTGGCACAGGCATTAGCTACAACAGCACAACAGGCGTAATTACCAACTCTAGCCCATCTTTGGGTGGCGATGTAGTAGGCCCTGCTTCTGCAACAGACAATGCAATAACCCGTTTTGATACGACTACTGGCAAATTAATACAAAACAGCGTTACTACAATTGACGATACAGGCAACGCTTCAGGTATTCTTTCACAGCAATTTAGCAATGGTTCAGCCGTAACTTTAGCCGCAGGAAAGATATGGTATGACGGCTCTACTGGTGCTTGGAACGCTGGTATGGGTGGTGGCAACATTACCCAGCAAATAGGTGAAGAACTGTTTGTTTATGGTAAAGCTAGTGCCGCTATTACAGATAGTCCATTACAAATTGTTTACCATACAGGCACAGTAGGTGCTAGTGGCGTTATCACTTTTGCCCCTACGATTGCAGGAATTACTGATGAAAACGCTATTGTTGGTGTTGCTACTGAAAACATTGCTTTAAATGGCTTTGGTCGTGTAACCACATTTGGCGTAGTGCGTGGAATCACAACCAACGGTACGGCATTTGGTGAAACATGGGCTGACGATGATGTTATTTGGTACAACCCAGTAACAGGCAATCCAACCAAAGTAAAGCCTGTAGCACCTAATATTAAGTTTCAAATTGGTAATGTTATTAAAGCTGGTGCTGGTGGGTCAGGTTCATTCCAAGTGTCATTAGTGCAAGGTACAGCACTTGGCGGCACAGACAGCAATGTCCAACTTACAAGTCCAACTGCCGCAAATTTACTCACATATAGCACTACAAGCGGATATTGGAAAAACACAGCTTTAACGGCTGGTACTGGTATTAGCGTAGGAAATGCGGCAAGTGGCGTAGTCACAGTTACTAACTCTGCCCCTGACCAAACTGTAGTTTTGACTGCTGGCACAGGTATTTCAACTAGCGGTACATACCCTAATTTCACCATTACTAATACAAGCCCATCTAGCGGTGGTACGGTAACTAGCGTAGGCGGTACAGGTAGCGTAAACGGCATAACATTAAGCGGTACAGTAACTTCGAGCGGTAATTTAACTTTAGGTGGCACATTAGGCTCTATTGCCAATAGCCAGTTAACTAATAGTGCAATCACTATTAACGGCACAAGCACAAGTCTAGGTGGTTCAATTAGCGTAGGAACGGTTACAAGCGTAACGGGTACAAGTCCAGTAGTTTCCAGCGGCGGTAATACTCCTGCTATATCAATGCCAGCGGCAACAACTTCTGTAAGTGGTTATCTAACTTCTACCGATTGGAATACTTTTAATGGTAAACAGCCTGCCGGCACTTATGTAACATCGGTTGCGGCAACTAGCCCAGTAACCAGTTCAGGCGGTACAACGCCAACCATTGCTATGCCAGCCGCTACGACTTCTGTTAGCGGATACCTTACAAGTACAGACTGGAACACCTTTAATAATAAAGGTTCAGGCACGGTTACTTCGGTAACTGGCACGGCCCCAGTAGTATCTTCCGGTGGTACTACTCCAGCTATTAGCATGGCGGCCGCAACTGGTAGCGTAAACGGCTATTTAACTAGCACCGATTGGACTACTTTTAACAGTAAAGCCGCGGCATTTACTTACACCACGGGTTACATTCCTTATGGCCAAGGCACAACTACCCCAAATCAATCGTCTAGCCTAACCTTTGCTAGTTCTACATTAACTGCTCCAATCGTCAGCGCAAGCAATGGACTGGTAGTTAATAGCAATACAGTATCGGCAAGCTATTCCATTCCTAGCGGTTCTTCTGCATCTTCAGTAGGCCCTATGACCGTAGCTTCAGGCCAATCCGTAACCGTACCTTCCGGTAGTCGCTGGGTAGTCCTTTGACCACAGCTTTTCAGCCGTCAGCGTTTCAAGGTTATGCCTTTCAGGTGGACCCTGTTACGGGTTCAATCTATGTTATTGACGAAAACGATGTAGCAACCCTGATGGGTAATGTCACCGGCGGCGGTGAAGGCATGGACATGCACGATGGCGGCTATCGCAAAAAAGATGCATACAAAAAGCTACAAAACAAAATACAAAAAGCCCAAGAAGAACGGGACAAACTGTTTGCAGACATTAATGCTCGCCGCAAGCTAGACCTTCGCAAAATTATTGCTCCTGAAACTATTGTAAAAGTTAAGGAAATTGAAGTAGAATCTGAACAAGCAATTGAAAAGCCTGAAGTTCAGATAGAAAACGCTGAAGCTAAGCTAAACAGATTGCTCTTGCAACAGCAGTATATGTTAAGAAGTATGGTTCAAAAGCAAGCCAAAGCGCAATTTGATGCTTATATGGCTAAATTGCAGAAAGACCACCAAGACAACTTAGAGGACGAAGAAACGCTCTTAATGCTTTTATGAAGAACCCGCACGATTTATTCAAAGATGCCTTCAAACACTTGAACGCCGGAGAATATAAGGAAGGTTTTACGCTATACGAAAATCGTTGGCATCCTTTGACCCGCCAGTTACTGAACGAGAACTGGAAAAAGTGGAATGAAGCCCCTACATGGCAGGGCGAGGACCTATACGGCAAGACTATCGTAGTCCAAATGGAGCAAGGATTTGGCGATGTATTCCAGTTTTATCGATTTTTACCTATGCTCAAAGTATGGGGCGCAAAAAAGCTGATTGTTTTGCAAGAAAAGTCCCTTGTACCATTCCTTATTCAATACCCTTGCGTGGACCTATCTACCGATGATTTTCAATTACCTGAACTCCAAGAAGCAGATTATTGGATTGGCAGTATGTCATTGGCGTATTTCGCTATTCATGCTCCTGCACAAGTTAAATATCTATTTCCCGTTACTCGTGAAAAGATTGTTGGGTCTGAGGGATACCTAGACTGCAATCCTAGCGAAATTGAGCCAAAAGTAGGCATAAACTGGGCCGCCAGTCGTGGTCCTTTGCACTACTTAAAGTCCGTATCCGTGGAAGCTATGCGCGAATTATGCGGTTTAGATTGCTATTCATTAAACCCCGAAGCTGACGATATGTTTATTCCATTGCCGGAAGATGGCTGGAAACGCAACTGGTACCGCACAGCACAGCACATGAAAGCCATGAAAGGAGTGGTAGCAGTAGACACCGCTACGGCCCATTTAGCGGGTGCTATGGGCGTTAAATGCATTCTTTTGCTACCTGATGAGGACAGAATCGACTGGCGTTGGAAAAACGGCACTTGGTACGACAGCATCATCGGTTTAAAGCGCGATGAATGGAAAGAAATCCCTGATTTGATAAGGAAAATGTAATGGCACTAGTCAAAATTACCGTTAAATGCCCACATTGCAAGGTGGACCACGAAGAATACGACCCATCCCAATACGATGACCGCGAAAAGTATTTAGCTTATTGGAATCTGCCGTTTGAAGGGGAAGAATCAGACAAAGCTTGGAAAGAAAAGCAAAGCATGACCGTACGGGAAGCCCCAAGGGTTATGTCAGACATTGGCGGTTATGTAAGCCAAGTTACCGGTGAATATATTGATAGCCGGTCAAAACATAGAAATCACTTAAAACAACATGGAATGGTTGAATTAGGCAATGATTTGCCAAAACAACAAAAATCGGTTGAAATTGATAGGAAATCGCAGGAGCAACGAAAGCGTACCATCGCCGAAGTCGCAAACGCAAGACTTAGATAACGCCTGACTACTTAGGAGAATTAAATGGCAGATTTACGCGATGCACTAGAAGCACAATTTGAAGCCGCCGAAGATGGCACACTTGACGCACCTATTGAAAAGGAAATCGAATCAAATGACGACCCAATCCAAGCCGAAAGCCGCGCCCAAGAAGGTAGCGAAGAAAGTAGCCGTGAAGAAACCCGTGATGAAAAAGGTCGCTTCAAAGGTAAGTCCCAAGAAGCCAGTAGCCAAGACTATTCCCCTGCGGAATCTAACGATGTGGGGCAGACTGATGCTGGCCATGAAGAATTTAACGAAGTAGGCATTCAACGTCCTACTACATGGAAAAAGGACTATTTGCCTATTTTTGACAAAATAGCCGCAAATCAACAGTTAACACCTGAAGAATCTAAAAAGTTTTTAAGTTATGTAGCCGTCCAGCGTGAAAACGAGTTCAAAAGCGGTGTATCTGCTTACAAGCGTGAAGCTGACAATGCAAGGTCTTTGATTGAAGCCATTAGTCCGTTTGTGCCGGAACTGCAAAAGCAAAACATTCACCCTGCTGCATGGATTAATAACCTAGGCCGCGCCCATATGATTTTGTCGCAAGCACCAATGCAACAAAAAATAGATATGTTTCAAAAACTTGCACAAGATTATGGTATACAATTTAATCCAAGTGAACAGCAATACGGAAACGAATCGCAATATGCGCCCGTTGACCCGTATGCTCAACAACTGTACCAACAGCTTCAACAGATGAACCAAGAAGTAAGTTCTCTTAAGGGCCGGTACGAGCAAGAAGATAATCAACGATTGATGTCAGAAATCAATCGGGTAGCACAAGATACGGAGAAGTTTCCGCATTTTGAAGCGGTACGGGAACAGATGGCTCAACTACTTGAGAATAATCTTGCCCCTGACCTCGAAACAGCTTATGCAAAAGCTGTGCGTTTGCAGGACGATGTTTGGCAACTTGAACAGAACAGACTTCTGAATCAGGCCAAACAATCTCAAAGCAAACAACAGCAAGTAGCGAAAGCGAAGGCGACTGCGGTAAGTCCAAGGTCCGTTACACCTAACGGGATGGTAGCTACAGGCGATAAAAACAAGGATAGGCGTTCGATGTTGGAATCACAAATTGATTCTGCAATGAATGGCCGATTTTAATTTTATTTAATAAGGAAATATCATGGCATTCGCTAACTCAGCAATCACCGATATTATCGCTACTACAATCCAAAGCCGTAGCGGTGAATTGGCAGACAACTTAACAAACAACAACGCGCTTCTGCGCCGCTTGAAATCTAAAGGTAATGTTAGACCCTTTAGTGGAGGAAATGTAATTTTAGAGGAGATCATGTATAACGATCCCGCTACCGATAATGCAAATTCCTATAGTGGATATGAAGTAATCAACATTCAACCTGATAGTCCTATCAGTGCCGCACAATACTCAATCACTCAGTACGCAGACAGCGTAACAATGAGCGGTTTAGAAATGTTGCAGAATGCTGGTAAAGAAGCAATCATCGACTTGCTCGATGGTCGTATGCAAGTATCTGAAGCTCGTCTTTTGAATCGTATTTCTACTGACATTTATGGTGATGGCACCGGCAATGGCGGAAAAAATATCACAGGACTTGCCGCGGCTGTTCCTGATGTTCCAACTACTGGAACCTACGGCGGCATCGATAGAAGCCAATGGACCTTCTGGCAGTCTAAGAAGTATTCAGGCGTAACCGATGGTGGCGCGGCTGTTTCTTCTACAAACATTCAAAAATACATGACTTCTTTGGCTATCCAATTAGTTCGTGGTAACGATAAAGCTGACCTTATCGTAGCTGACAATAACTACTACTCATTGTATGTTCAGTCATTGCAAGCTATTCAGCGTATTACTTCCGAAGAATCTGCGGCCGCTGGTTTTGCGTCCCTCAAGTTCTACGGCGGCGGTACTTCAGCTGATGTCGTGTTGGATGGTGGTGTAGGTAATTCTTGTACTACTAACCACATGTTCTTCTTGAATACTAACTACATCTTCTTGCGCCCTCATAAAGAGCGTAACTTTGTACCTATCGGTGGTGAGCGTCAGTCCATCAATCAGGACGCGATTGTAAAATTATATGGTTGGGCCGGTAATTTAACGACCTCCAATAGTTTCCTCCAAGGCGTATTGATTGCTTAATCACAGATAGATAAATTAAAGGAAATAATCATGGCAACTGTATATTCAGTAACCCCAATCGCCGGTATTGATTTGAATGGTGTAACAACTACCAATACAAACTCTGCCGGTACTGCAATCCCAACATTTGGCCCTTTAGGTACTCAAGTGTTTGGTTCTGACGGTAAGCGTTATGTTTTCGCCAAAGCTGGCGCTACCATTTCTGCTTCAACAGCAGTATGCGACATCAATACCACTACATTCGTTGTAGCGGCTACTGGTGGTTCATATCTGTCACCAACCGTTGCGCTTGCTTCAGGCAATTACGCATGGTTTAGCAAGGCTTCAGTTTAATAGCTGAATATGTAGCAAAGAACGGGGGCTATCGGTAGTAGGTAGCCCCTTTTTTATTTAATGTTTTACCTTAACCACTTAAGGAGTATTTCATGGCACTAGAGAGCGATATTCGCGGAACAGGCGGCGTAACTGCAATCTTTTATAAGAAGGCACTACCCAACAATTTCAAAACCGAACAAGAAGGCCGTCCCATTTTTGACGATGTAGACATGATTAAAATCTACATTTCAGGTGACAGCCACAATGTAATTGACACTCTTGTGCGAGAGGACCATAAGCAACGGTTCCCGCACCAATGGCAAAACTACATGAACAAGAACGGCAATGACCCCCATTTATCAGGAACTCCACTATCTCAATGGCCATTAATTACTATGTCACAAGCCGAAGAATTAAAGGCCCTTAAGTTTTTTACAGTAGAGAATGTAGCCGCGGCATCTGATGCCCAACTGCAACGACTTGGTATGACAGCCGGAATGTCACCGCATGCTTTCCGTGACCGTGCTGTTAACTTCTTAAAAGTAGCGCGTGATGAAGCTGATGTAAACAAAAATGAAGAACAAATACGCACACTTCAAGAGGAAAATGCTAAAATTAAGGCAGAAACAGATGCGAAGTTAGCCCAAATGCAGGAACAAATGGCTACTATACTTGCGGCTGTTGGTGAAAAGAAACCCCGCAAAAAAAAGGCGGAATCCGTAGAGGAATAAGATATGTCATCAACAATGCTCCAATTAGTTCAGCAAGTTACAAGCGAACTGAACTTAGCTATTCCAACTTATGTAGCAGGCAATACATCGCAGGATGTCCAACAGGTCCTAGCCCTGATGAACGCCGGCGGTAAAGAATTGACCAAGGAATACGATTGGGAAGTGTTGACGAAACCATTTCGATTCTATACGCAATACCTTCAAACAACGGGGTCCTGCGTAACGGGTTCTTACCAAATTTTTGATTTAGCCGATACGACCGGTATTGACAGCAATTACACCGTAACAGGTAGTAGTTTTCCTCAAGATACCCAAGTCGTATCCGTTGATTCACCAACCCAAGTAACTGTAAGCCAAAAGTGTTCTGCAACACAGATTAATCAATCCGTGCTGTTTAGTCGAACAATCTATCCTTTACCTTTTGACTACGAAACCATTACAGACCGCACTCAATGGGATAAGAGCAAACATTGGGAAATGTTGGGACCTGAAACAGCCCAGCAATGGGAATGGCTTAAATCAGGCTATATTTCAACAGGACCGCGTGTCCGTTGGCGTTTGTATACCGGCAAGTTTCAGATTTGGCCGCCGATGAATACCAGCGAATATCTTGGTTTTGAGTATCGTTCTAACGCTTGGGCCTTATCAGCTACCGATGTAGCGCAGACCCAGTTTATTGCAGACACAGACACAACCGTGCTGGACGACCGTTTGCTGGTTCAATATACAAAACTTAAATATTTCCAAGTTAAGAACTTTGACACTACTGCGCTGGCACAAGATTACTTCCGTTACCTTAATATTGTTAAAGCTAACGACAAAGGCAGTCCAAATCTATCATTTGCCCCACAGCCGTCACAAGTTCTTATTGGCTGGGCCAACATTCCTGACAGCGGATACGGAACCTAATTATGGCAGTCGCGCAAAAACGCTCTGCCATGACTGCTTCCCTTCCTTCGCCTATTGGCGGCTGGAACGCAAGAGATTCATTGGCAGAAATGAACCAGCTAGATGCGGTTCAGATGGTCAATTTCTTTCCAACACCAACTGATGTAACGCTTAGAAAAGGTTACACAAAAACCTCTACAGGCATTACGGGTAATGTTGAAAGCTTGATGAATTACACAAAGCAAGTGAGTTATGAACTTTTTGCTTTTGCAGGCAATACTATCTACGAATCCAAGCAAGACCCTGCTTTGCCAGTATTTACAGGAATAACAAACGCAAAATGGCAACATGCCAACATGACAAACGCGGGTGGACACTATTTGGCCGCAGTAAACGGTCAAGACCCTGCGCTTTTTTATGACGGAACAAGCTGGGCATTTCAAGCTACAACTTCCACAGCTCAAACCATTTCTAGTATTACCCATGTAGCGGCTGTAGCGACCCTTACGACAGCCGCGCCCCATGGTTTGATAGATGGCAACAAAGTCGTTATTTCAGGGGCAACACCGGCCGCTTATAACGGAACCTATGTAATTGATGTAACTGGGGCCAATACCTTTAAATACACTATGGCAAGCACTCCAGCTGGAAATGCAACCGTTGTGGGTAGCTATACCGTATTTGGCATTACAGGCGTGGATTCAAGCACATTAGTGGCCGTTAACTTATTTAAAAACCGTCTTTATTACACCCAAGAAAATAGCCTAGACTTTTGGTATACCGGTGTTGATGAAATTAGTGGTGCTTTAACCAAATTCCCATTAGGCGGAATTGCCCGAAATGGCGGTTATTTACAAGCTATTGGGACATGGACGCTAGACGCAGGATATGGAGTAGACGACTTCTTAGTTTGCGTAACTTCCATGGGCGAAGTGATTGTTTATAAAGGTTCAAACCCTTCAGACCCTAATGATTGGTCATTAGTAGGTGTATGGCAGATGGGCCAAACCTTTAGCCGCCGGTGCTTTTTTAAGTATGCAGGCGACCTTTTGCTATTAACCCAAGATGGACTTGTGCCATTGTCAGCCGCATTACAGTCATCAAGACTGGACCCACGGGTAAACATTACTGATAAGATTTACTATGCAGTAAGCCAAGCGGCTACGCAGTTTTATGCATTAAATGGCTGGCAAATCAATTACTTTGCATCGCAAAATATGCTGATTTTGAATGTGCCTACCAATAACGGCATAGAACAGTATGTTATGCACACCATTACTAAGTCTTGGGCGCGATTTACCGGAATTCAAGCTTATTGCTGGGAAGTTTCCGGAGATGCTGATATTCACTTTGGGGGTCAAGGCTTTGTTGGGGACTTTTATCAAACTACTAGCGATAACGGGACTAATATTGTTGGGACTGTTCAGCAGGCTTACTCTTACTTTGACACCCGTGGCGCACTTAAACGATGGACTATGGTCCGCCCAATATTGCAAACGGATAACGGACTACCGACCGTGCTATGCGGTATTTCCACAGACTTTGATACAGTTAACTTAACTAATCAGATTAGCTTTAATCCTTCCATTCTTGGGACTGGTATATGGGATGTTTCTGTATGGGATGAAGCCAACTGGGGTAGTGGACTGGTAACAACAAAAACATGGCAGGGCGTAACAGGACTGGGATATGCCGGTTCAATTAATATGAATGTGGCATCACAAGGAATTGAATTTCATTGGGCCAGCACGGATTATGTAATGGAAAAAGGTGGAGTTCTCTAATTGCGCCGCGTAACTACTGAAAATCAATCGCATTTAAGGGCGTGGATTACAGGGGTTATGGGCATTCAGTTTGATGAAAATACCACTTGTATAGGGCAAGAAATTGACGGGGATGTGAAAGCGGTGATTGCTTACACTAATATTCAAGACAAATCTTGCTGTATGCATGTAGCAAGCATTCAAGACGGATGGATTAGTAAAGATTTATTGTGGGCGGCTTTTGATTACCCCTTCAACAAACTGAAAGTAAAGGTTATACTAGCGGCAGTAGCTTCAACTAACGAAGAAGCCCTGAAGTTAGACCGACACCTTGGTTTTGTTGATAAAGCGTATATCGAAGATGCCCATACTGATGGGGATTTAGTTATATTAGCAATGCGGCGTGAAAACTGTCGATGGCTCGACATAAACGCCCCATTAAAAGGAGCATGACATGGGTGGTGGTGGCGGAATATTAAGTCCTGTAACAAATTTACTGTTTGGTGAACCGCAACAAGCGGCAACACCGGACTACACAGGCGCGGCCCAAGCAACAGCGGCAGGCAATGTAGCGGCGGCACAAACAGCTACTGCGGCAAACCGCGTAAACCAAGTAACTCCTTACGGAACGCTTACCTACACTGAATCAGGTACAGATTCTCAAGGCAATCCACGATGGACTGCTACTCAAGCATTAAGCCCTGACCAACAAGCTTTATACAATATGGACATTGCAACAAGCAAAGGTCTGGGAGCATTACAAGAAAAAGGTCTTGGTTATGTAGGCAATATGCTGGACCAACCATTTGATACAAGCAAGCTTGTCAGCACCGGCATGGACCCAAGCCAAAGCTATCAAGATGCTTATATGAAGCGTTTGGCACCCCAAATTAATCAAAGCCGCGAACAATTGGACCAACAGCTTGCTAATCAAGGCATTAAGCTGGGTTCCGAAGCTTATAACCGCGCTAAAACATTGCAAGCACAAAAAGAAAACGATATTTTACTGGGAGCAACAACTCAAGGATTTGGCGTTGGTCAACAAGCTCGTCAGCAAGGCTTTCAAGAAGCGGCTTATCAGCGTAATGAACCAATCAACACCCTTAATGCAGTGCGTTCAGGTTCACAAGTTACAGGCCCAACCTTTGTAAACCCTTATAACCAAGCAACTACAGCAGGCGCAGATTATATGGGCGCGGCTGGCTTAACTGGACAATCAAACATTGCTAACGCTAACGCGCAAAACGCGCAAACAAACGCCATGATGAGCGGATTGTTTAGTCTTGGCGGTGCTGGCGTAGCTAAGTATTCAGACATTCGCACTAAAGAAAACATTGTCAAGATTGGTATTGCTGAAAACGGTTTGCCGGTCTACATTTACGAATACAAGCCTGAATTTAAAGACCAACCACTTGCTGGTCATGGCTTGCAAGTCGGCCATATGGCGCATGAAGTGGAAAAAGCTTATCCACAGGCTGTTATGACCCTTGAAAACGGATACAAAGCCGTAGATTACGGAATTCTATGAATATTGAAAATCCATACATGCAGATGACTAACTTGGGTGGCACAGACCCAACTATGCAAAACATTAATGCACAGCAACAAATGTATCAGCAAAATATGAGCAACATGGGTAACTTGGCCAATCAAGCAAAAGATACAAAAGGCACACAAATTGTGCAATTTGACAATAAAGCTATGGCTAACGCATTGCGCGCTGGACAAGAACCACCAAAACCCGCACCTGTGATTGATAACTCAACAATGTCACCTAATGCTTATCAAGATTACATGGATTTGCTTAATGCTCAAAATCAAGATTACTTTGCTGGCTGGAGTAAATAATGGCACAAATTGACCAAACAAGTCCTTATCAAGCAGAGATAGTCGGGTTAGACCGTCAACGCAAACTTGCTCAAATGCTCTTAAAACAGGGCATGGACCAAAACAACATGCAAGGTCAAATGGTGTCCGGCCGTTATGTTGGTGCTAGTCCGTGGCAAGGAATTGCTAACTTGGCACAAATTTGGGCTGGTAAGTCTATTGGTGAAGAAGCTGATGTAGAACAAGGAAAAATTGCTGAAAGATTGCGTAATCTTGGTAAACAAGAAGTTAACGCAATTATTAACAGAGCAAAAGGCACCGAAGAATTGGCTGGCCCCGCTTATCAAGGCGTTGCACCATCTATTCAATATCCTGAAGGAAAAGCCAATACAGACGCGGCACTTGCTATGGCCGCTGGCGCACAAACACCGGAAGGTCGTGCATTTGCCGCTCCGTTGATGGCTAACTTTATTCCTAAAGAAATTACACCTTACGAAAAAGAAAAACTGCGTTTAGAAGAAGAAGCACTAAAACTTCAAAGAGCAAACGCTGGGCGCGTAAATATGACGCCATTTGAGAGTAGTAACGGCATGGTGTTTAATTACAATCCAAGAACCGGTCAATATACACAAGCATTAGATGCAAGTGGCAAGCCTATTATGGGCAAAGCCAATGCTTTAACAGAAGCTCAAGGAAAAGCTACCACTTTCCAAGGCACTATGATGAACGCCGCTAAAAACATGAAGGAATTGGAAGATAAAGGATATAACCCTGCATCATTCAAATCTCAAGCTCAACTGTCCGCTCCTTCTATGGGTAATGTGGCTATTCCAGTGCAATCACAACAATACAAGCAAGCGATGGATAACTTTGCTAACGCTTATTTGCGATTCCAGTCCGGCGCAAATATGTCTGAAGCAGAAATTTCTCGCAACCTTCGCGAAATGATGCCTGTCTTTGGCGACAAACCTGAACTTATAAAACAAAAAGCTGATGCTCGTGAGCAAGCTATTCGTTTGATGGGATTCTCGGCAGGGCCGGGTGCACAAATGAACGCAGTAGCAAATCCAAGCTTAACGCCAACTGCTCCTCCTCAGGCATCAGCGGCTCCTGCAAAGCCTGCACAAGCAGAAGCACCACAAACAGCATGGATGGGCAATCGTAAAATTGTTGTGCGTGGAAACGGATGGGTCTACGAAGATAATGGACAGGCGGTGAAATAATGGCTATACCACTACCTACTGGCGCAAGCTTAACTCCTCCTCCTTTACCAAAAGGTGCGTCACTAACTGCCCCTGAACAAGGCAATATGTATACGCAGGGCGCAGAGGATATTGTCTATGACCAAGCAAGCGGTATGCCTTTATACACATCGTCTTATGGTTCTGCTCCTACCGGAACAACGGAAACATATCAAAAAGGTTTAACAGCCGCGGCCGCATTACCAGTAAACATTGCAACCGGCGTAGCTAAAAACGCTGGCGGTGTTGCACAAACTTTAGGCAAATATTTTGGTGTTGGCGGTCGTTCTGCTGATGAGATGGTCAACGCTATTAATCAGATTGAATCAGGCACTCAAGCGGCTTCAGGCGACACAGGCGGCACAATTAGTGCTATTGGTAGTGCAGTAGGTCAAGCGGCCCCATGGCTTGCCACAGGCGGCGGCGTAATCCCTAGCTTTGCTAAGGCAGTAGAACGCGGATTTGTAACTGGCGGTGCTTCAGCTTTAGCAACTCCTGAACAAGTAGGGTTAACCCCTGAACAGTTTGCGGATGCAAAGAAAAAGAACATTATGTTGCAGTCCGGTCTTGGCGTAGCTATGCCATTTGCCGGTAAATTGATTGGAACTGGCTATAACGCAGTAAAAGGCGCATTAGAGCCATTTTATGAAACAGGCAAAAATCAGATTCTAGGCCGCGCATTACGCGAATTTGCAGGCGGTGAAGCCGATACAGCCATTTCTAACCTTAAAAACGCCCCTGAATTAGTTAAGGGTTCAATCCCAACCGTAGGACAAGCGGCAGGGGTCCCATCATTGGCGGCCCTAGAAAACAGCGTAATGGCATCCAGTCCGCAAGCTAAGAACTTGTTGGCCGGTACCAAAGCCGCGCAAGAACAAGCCCGTGTGAACGCTTTGGAAGGCATTGCAACGCCAACCCGTGTAGGAAAGTATGCAGACCTACGGGAACGGTTAGGCGAAGAATTGTATGCAGATGCGCTAAAACCCCTGAATTTAGGCACTTTGAACCCTAAAATGGAAAAAGAAATAGGTGGATTGATTAGCCGTCCAGCTATTGCTAACGCCATGGAAGCGGCTAAAACCAATGCCGCCAATAAAGGATTAAATATTGCGGACCCAGCAGGCTCCATGACTGGCTTGCATCAAACCAAAATGGCTTTGGACCGCGAAATTGCATCCGTTAAGGGTAAGCTAGCCCGCGACCAAGCTGGTTCCACAAGCGCAGAATTAGATGCCTTAAATTCAGCTAAAACTGACCTTTTGAAATTTATGGAAAAGGTTAGCCCTGAGTACAAAACTGCTCGCGAAACTTATGCAAGAGTATCTAAGCCGGTAGAACAGTTAGAAAGCATTCAAGGACTAGCTAAGAGTTCAGTATCTGAATTAAGTGACAAAGTCAAAGCTGGTCAGTTTATGAATAACTTGGCAAAGCTTAAAGACGAAGGCATCCTTTCTGACGCGCAACTTAAACGCTTGACCAATATTGCAGAAGATATTAAACGCGGCACTAAAGCAGAAGCCGCTGGACGCGGTACTGGTTCAGATACAGCGCAAAAGCTTGCATATAACAATATGCTTAATATGTCCGGCATTCCTAATGCATTACGCAATTGGGGACCAACGCAAACAATTGGAAACATGCTAGGCCGTGCCGCAGATTTTGGATACGGTCGTCAAAACAAAGAACTGCAAGCAAAACTTGCGGAAACTATGGTCAATCCAGCAGAAGCCGCACGATTGATGGAAATGGCCGCGCCAAAAGTAAGCATTGCCGGACCAACGACACAAAAAGCCAAGCAGTTAGCTAAAATGTTAATGATGCAAACTACTGGCCAAGCCCTTCAAGGAGAATAATTAATGTCACGGAATGGAACGGGTACTTACAATCTCCCAGCTGGGAACCCAGTGGTCACTGGAACCACAATTAGCTCTACATGGGCTAATAACACCCTTACGGATATTGCTAATGCATTAAGTGGTTCAGTCGCGGCAGATGGTCAAACTCCAATGACCGGTCAGTTAGATATGAATAGCAACAAGATTAAGAATTTGATAGCAGGAACAGCGGCAGGACAAGCGGTAGAGTTTGCACAATTTACTACGCCAACATTTACCGGCGATGTCACCATGCTATCGACCGGTTATGTATTGATTCCTAAAGGAACAACAGCAGAACGCCCATTGGTTCCTGTAGCCGGCGAAATTCGCTACAACACAGACTATGGTCAATACGAAGGCTACTACGCAAGCGGCTGGTCACAAATTGGTGGTGGTGCTACAGGTGGTGGCGGTGACCAAGTATTCGTAGAAAACGGTGTTACCGTTACAACCTCTTATACATTGACTACAAACAAAAATGCCGAATCTGTTGGGCCAATCACAATCAACGCAACCAAGACTGTTACCATTCCAAGTGGACAACGCTGGGTAATCTTGTAAAATAGACGAAATTAAAGGATAAACAATGAGTTCAATCGTTCTTTCGGGTGATACAAGCGGTACAGTTACCGTATCAGTCCCTGCCGTAGCTGGTACGAATACCGTCACAATACCTGCGGTTACTGGTACTGCGGTTGTTTCAGGTCAAAATAGTGCCATTACTGCTGGTACTGCCGTAGCTTCTACAAGCGGAACATCTATTAGTTTTACTGGTATTCCATCTTGGGTAAAGCGTATTACTGTAATGTATTCAGGAACATCAACTAATGGAACTTCAGGAGTTATTGTTCAACTTGGAACTGTTAGCGGTTTTGAAACAACCAGTTATATAAGTGCTGGGGCTTATTGTGGCGCAAGCACATACGGTATTACTGCCACAACTGGATTGTTAGCAACCGC